ACGCCCCACTCGTATTGAACGCCGTTGTGTCCAAGAAAATCAAACAAGTCCTTGAACTCGTCATCACATTGACACTTGTATCTGCCCTCATGATCGGGCATGACTGGCTTATCCACGAGCGCTCGCAATCTTGTTAGTAAAGTATTCAGGACCTTCCTGACGATACATTGAATTTACATCTTCGCCTTCAGGCATGTGAATCACAGTAAGTCCACTAAGTTCTCGAGATAGTGACTTCGCAAATTCGCTTCCAGCGTTGTCTCCATCGGCGAAGAGGAATACGTTGTCAAAGTCAGCCAAGAGCCTAGTGTAATGTTTCTTCCAGTTATTAACCCCTGGAACACCCACGGCAGGAAGATTGCAAACCGTATCCAGCGTGATGGTGTCAATCTCGCCTTCACAGATACAAATGTATGAGGTTGCCCTGAAAAACGCATTGACATTGTATAAGCGTGTCGTAGCTCCACTAAGACCCATGTATCTCGGTTCCTCGTCTGCCAATGCCCGGAACCGTAAGTCAACCACGCCTGACCTTGTGAGGTAGGGGATTGATAAACGTCCCGCATAAGCTTCATGCCCCGTTAATGGATCTAGCACGACGCCCAAGCGAGCCTTCTGTGCTTGCTCTAGAGTTATTCCCCGTCCTGCGAGGTATTCCTCCGCTTCGTGTAGAGCGCTGTGGTAGTACTTCGCCGCTCGCGTTAAGGATTCTCTCTGCAATGCTGAGTGCTTCACGAAACTCTACCCCCTCTTTGTTCATGATGAGTGCGAACCCATCTCCTTTTACCTGACATGCGAAGCAACAGAATACACCTTCATCTGTATTCGCGCTAGCCGAATTGTGCGTATCGTCATGAAACGGACACTTCATTGAGAACCAACCATGTCGTCTCGGTACACGAGCACCATAGTGCTCAAGTATCGGAGCAATTGCTGGCTTTGTATTACTCTTCACCAATAGCCTTCCTAAGTAATTCTACCCATACTGACACAGGCATTGTAGCATACCACTCAGCAGGATTGCCTTTACCTTTGCGCTTATGTATGACAGCACCAGTCTCCTGCAGGTACTTAACTAAGTCACGCTCTGCTTGAGAGCCCTTAATCTTTGACCTGCTTGACATTTAGTACCAGCCGTTTCTTTGCCAAAAAGCCCAGGCACGCTCAGGCGTACCGTAGCGATGAACGATGTACTTCAGTCCATTATTCACTTGATATTCAATTGTAGAGTTACGTGGTGTATTTAGTACCTGCGCTATTCCATACGCAGATGAGCTAGGATTATCAGCCTTGTAATTCCAAGCTGACTCCTTGCCCCATAGTTTTGCCAGAGCAGACCATTGACGGTCAGCATCCTTGAACATATTATTCACCTTGTGACGGGCGAACATCTTCGCTTGAGTTTTCTTGTCGATCGGTTTGACTGCGAATAGTTCCACGCAACCAACCCCTAGGTGTGTCGACTTCACTAACCAAGCACCCACACCGTGGGGCAAGGTAGCCACAAAAACTGCAATCGCGGATAGCATTGATACTGTTGTTAGTTTCATTTTTCCTCCGTTGGAGCGGTAGCCTGTGTTCCACAGTCAGCACACTCCATATCTAAGAAATACATCCCTATCGTACCATCCTCATCGAATGTTACTTTAAGGTTCCATAAGAAACTACCACACACACATACCGTAGTTGGTTCACCACGGATATCCATCGCCCGAGTGTAGTCAGGACGTAACTCGGTTATGTCTTTCACTTGGTCTGCGTAACTATCTGTATCGGCGGACAAGTGTTGATGTCAAGCTTACAGGAGATAGCAAGGGCTTTCTTCGCTATCAAAGTAGCGGCTTGAACTGACTTGATCTTCTTGGTATCCACCGAGTGGAGATACCCAAGAGCGAACGAGCCACCAGAACCAGCAGCATAATAACCTGATTCTGTACATAAGAATGACATATCATCACCTACTGAGAACAATTTACCATTGAATCCCAACAGGTATTGGAATGATATTTCTTTCTTATCTTCCGCTTCTAAGTCAAAGCCATTCACCTTAAAGGCTTCAAGCATAGAGGGAATAATATTTTTGCCCATGAACTGTATCTCATCGCCCTGCTTGTAGACAGGTGGGTTCCAGTTGTATGTAAGGATATCTCCAGGGCGGGCATCGCCTGAGATACCTAAAATATATTTACCAAGTCGTATGATCTTGGGTGTCTTAGGAGAGATAATGCGCTGGTTCTCTTCGGTTATTTGTGAATCGGCTGCCATGACCATAAAGTCTTTGCCTTGTATTCCGACTATTGTTGTCACCAGCGCACTCCCTATACTCTCTCTACGTCCGATACGTTCATAACTTCAGGGTTAAATTGGAGCCAAAAGGCATCTTCCCCTGATGCATTAGCCTTTCCATAGCGGTTCTTTACAGGCGCTACGGCCAAGAATCCTGGAGCGTTTGAACCCACAGTCAGAATCAAAGCTGGAAGCTGAGCAACCATTCCCTGCAGAGCAGAGCGTGGCTGGCACGGATTTCCAGGATAAGACTCTTTCGTGTGGTGTAGCACTAGCACCGCAGCATTGGTGTCACGGGCTAGATATTTGAGTTCCTTGATAGTAGAACGCATGCCAGCAAACTCTTCTCCTGAATCGTTGGCAACATCCATCAAGTTATCGACAACGATGAGTGTAGGAGAGCATCCCCATAACTCCTCGAATGCCAATACTTCGTTATCTAAATCAGCCAAAGTAGGGGCTGAATCAAAGGACCAAAAGATATGTCCTGATTGTTCGTTGATAATCTTTCGTGAGTTATCGACATCTTCAATGAGCATCTGTTCTGCTTCAGTCTGATTACGTCCAGTAATCATCGACAGCAAACGCATAGCCATTGTGTGAGCATTAGTATCCGCGCTAACGTATAGCGTTGGGACTTTTGATCTCAACGCTATCGCTAGTGCAAGAGTTGATTTACCAACACCAGGAGTGCCAGCAATCATGGAGACTTCTGCTCGGCGTATGACTACCTTGTTAGTATCAAAGGTACGGAAAACCGTAGGTAACGGCTCACCGCCAATATCTTTGCTACCAACAGCACGAGCAAGTGTTCTCATGTAGATGGTGTGAAGGTTTGAGTAGGAGCAGGAGTTACACCTAGTGGTGCTAGGTTTGCTACTGCTTGTGCGATGCTTGTAGGAGCACCAACCAGCGAGGTAGCCATTGTGGTGAGCAGTCCTTCTGCATCCACGCTACCGAGTGCTGAATCAAGGTTAGCCTTGAACTCAGCATAGTTATCTCCGCCTATGACGAAGATGCGACCATCAGGAAGTTTGCTACTTACCTGATATTTCGATACGGTCATTTGCCGTCCTTTCTTGTTTGGTTACCATTAAGCCATTTACAGTGAGAGATTAGTCCACATCTGCCACAACTATTCAGGTTAGGCAAGAATATGTCAGACTTCCTAGCCTTGTCAAAACCAAGGAACATCTCCTCAATGCGTTCAGGACTGAGGTGTTCTATGTTCCACAATGATATGTGACCAGTGCGTGCATCCCAAAAACCTGCCTTGTCGACAGAAACACCTTGCTTGTCTAGAGCCCATGCATAGACAGCAAGTTGCAATGGATGCCTCTGAGATGACGCACCAGTCTTGATGTCGACGAGCACACGATTCCCGTCGAAATCAGTGAGCACGCGATCTATGGCAAGCTTGACAGTAGTCTCGCCAACAGGTATCTCGTACTCTTTCTCGATAAAATCTTCGTATACAGACCAGCCCTTAGATGGGTGCATAAAGTCAACCCAACGGTCAAGCATCCACATACCTTCACCATACCACCAAGAGATATCTTCTCTACCGCGGTACTCCCAGGTATTCATGTCACCATGGAGTGCTTCGTCTTCTTTGATTTGGTTATGCCAAACTTCATTCCATAGTTCATCTATGTTGTTGGTGTTACCGAAATCGGTCTTGTCATAGCGTTCGGTAGCAGTATGTACAGCAGTACCACCTGTGAACCACACAGCGTGCTTCTCAGGAACCTGCTCTACTTTTGTTAGGTAGTATTTCCATCCACATTCCTGCCAAGTATTGAAGGAGGAATAGGAGATATGTTTAGGTAATTTGCTCATTCCTCAAACATATCACAGTCATCACAGAGTTCGCAATCTGAATCACAATCTATGTCGCACTCTTCCCAGCCCAGCCACTCCCCTTGAAGTGGATCGGATTTGCCGAAAATATTTTGAATAAAACGTTGCCACAATGACCGCATCGTATCTCCTCTTTGTAATCTATCGGAAGATTAATCTCTTGGTTATCGCCACACGAGCGACATTCATAATCATACGTCGGCACTACGTGCCTCCTTCCCAATATGCCCGAGCCCCAGATTCTAAGAAATGCCCCCCCTCCCCCCATAAATTTTTATGGTGAGTCAGGGAGGCTGGTTGGTTCAGGCTTATGCCGTCGCCCCTTCATCTGAAGTTTCTGCCCCACGGTTTCCCGCAGGTGAAAGATAACACAAGATTCAGGGTCCGCAAATGCAAAAAAGACCCCCCAGAATCAGAGTCAACCTATGTAAGTTGACCCCGACTTGGGGGGTTTTCAATGCCTGGGGGTATAGTTATCTACCCCTGATGGCTAAAAGTGCCGCAACTCGCCTTAAAACACCCCTTTAAGGGGCATCCTGTGGGCTAGCGTGCGTTCTTTCCAAACTCAGTGGCGGAAGGATCCAACCACTTCAATACTGGACCGAGGAAGCCAGCAAGGGCAGCTGCTCCAAGGGTCTTGAAATCAGTCTCGCCTGCAAGGTAGAGAGCGATAGCAGCAGAAGCTGCAGCACGGAACCAGGAGAGCGATGCTTGCTTGAGTTGTTCCATTATTTTCCTTTCGGGTTGTGGAGTTTGCAACATGTACAAACCTCAGGTTTAACAGGAAGTGGGATCTTCTTAGTAGCCTGTGGCTGTAACGCTGCTTTGACTTGATTAAGAACTTTAGGTTGATTCATCCACCAGAACCAAGGGCTAGTGTCATTAGCCATATCAGGGTTGATAGAAACATGAAGATGCTTATTGTGAGGGTTGCTGCCAGTATAAGGACGATTACCAGACTTAGCTTTATCCCTTGACCAAATCTTACCTTTGAAAATAAGATACTTAACTCGTTTATCTTCTTTAAGTTTTTCAAAAATAACAGCACAGTCTACCCCATTTTCAGGGTCATTGGTTAGATCTACGGCCAGCCCAGTATTGTGGTCCGAATTGGGGCTCATACGTAGGTGGGCTTGCGATGGCAAAAGTCCGTCTGACAGTTTCTTTCGCTTCGGCCACAATGCTGTCGCTTGTCTCAGAACAGCAATAGCTGCAGGGCTTGCTGACTTTACTACTTTCGGTTTCATTGTCCCTCATTTCTTTAAGACCTCCTTGACCAGATCAGTCAGGAAGTCAACTTTCTCTTCTAAGCTGTTTACTTTGTCTTTAAGACTTGAGCCACCATTAGGCTTGAGTTCAGCTAGGTAATGCTTAACAAGCCAGCGCACGATTCCGGCAAAGGATGCTGCGATTGAGATTATTGCTACGACCAGCGCAGCCCAGTCAACGGCGCTCACTATAAGACCGTTCTAACTGTGATG